CTTACCAGAATCAAACTGTACTTGAAGATGTTTAGTAGCTGTGTTCATAAGTACATCAAAGATACCAGTACCTGTTATAGCCCCATTATCATCTTCGACCTTTTTAACATTAGCAGTAAATTCTGTTATAGCAATCATTATTTGCCTTCTGCTAATTGCTTCTGTCTAATAGCTTCAAACTCTTCAGGAGTAAGGCTAGGTAATACTTCAATAGTGTATTCATTAGCTAGATAAGGAGTAGTAACGTCTACACCTTTAACCCTAGTTTTCTTAAATAGCTGAACTTTCTTTTCCTTCAGCATATTATATAGAATCTGAGGAATATGTGTAGGAGTATTAAACTGAATAAACTTTTTAACTTCTGGAATAAACTTATTTCTAGCACAGAAGATTTCACCAGAATATGACTTCTTATTAGGGTTATTACAGATAACATTACATCTAATAAGTTTCAGAGCTTTCTTATAAACATCATGCTCTTCTCTTTCCATCTTAACTTTATCTGCATCAGCAAATGTAAGGTTACGGAGAGCTTCTAGTTCTTTATCTACAGAACTGGTTTCCTTAGTAGGAGTTTTTACTTTCACTTCTTCTTTAGTAGGCTCTACAGGCATATCTTCTTCCTTTGTTTTATTAACAGGAACAACAAAATCTTCTTTCATAGCATCTTCAAGAGTGACACCTAATGTTACACAATGTTCAGTAAGTAGGGTTTTAAGTTTTTCAGCACCAATAAGGCGATGATATGAAAAATTAAGTTTATCGGCTAATGCCTTTAGTTGTTCAATAGTCATGTCCATATTATTTATATCTCCTTTGATTATAGGAGTAGAGTATTTCATCTACTCCTATAAATCAATTATTAGTTTTACTTCTCAGCAACAACCTTTACACAAGCAATCCATTCAGGACGAAGGATCATTGTACCATACCACCACTGGATTGAGTAGAACCCAATCTTACCGTAAGGATCACTACGGTCAACGGTATCAGAAGGTTTCTTGTGTCGAATAACAAACTTAGTATTTTCTCCATCAGTCTGGAAACCAATAGTGGTGAAGCTTTCACTACCAACCACTAATAGGGGAAACACACTATACTTACCGTTATGCTCAATGTAACCAGCATTGTTTGTAACGGTAGCACCAGCACCATCCCAATGAAGCATTTTAGGAACTTCAATAAAGCGGAAGTTATTAATAGAACCAATTTCACCAGCAGCTACATTACCAGCTTCGGCATATTCGTGTACGTGAATAAAAGCCTTCTCATTATGGAAGTTCTTCATTTTAAGTAGATTGAGTTTAAGCTCAGAACCCACATAAGCATATCTACTAGCACCAACTGTACGAGTATCAATCATACGAGAACCAGAGATAACCTTAGTGTCTTTAGGACAAAGGTTATCATTCAGAGTAGTTTCAACTCTAACAAGAGTTTCGTAATCAAGTACACTAGCTGTAGCACCATTTTCACCAGTAAGCTCAGAAGCAGAAGTAGCATTACCACCATAGTAAACTACGTTAGCACCTTCTAGAAGATCAATTTGAATCATATCCTCTGTGATTTCATTAGCAGCACGGATAGTTTCTCTAGAGATATGGGATAGAAGATCAGAATCATTATCAAACTGAACTGAATCTTCTGTATACTCATCGAAGAAACCAAAGTTTTCGATACTACCTTCAAGACTTACACGAGTGAAACCAACTCTATTTACTCTACCACCTTGTTCACTAAGAACAGGTAGCTGACCAGAGATAGTACCAACGTCTTTAGAAGAACCGTAAAGATTACCACCACTATTCTGAGCAGCACCTTCAACTATTTCCCAACCAGCAGTAGTAAGTGTAGTCTTAGCAGCAGCATAAGTGGTAACAGTAATACCAAGATTCCTAAACATGTCCAGAGCCTGAGCTTGAGCAGCAGTAAGAGCAGCAGCAGCATTAGCACCCTTACCAATAGCAAATCTAGTAGCACCACTAGGGTCAGTTACAGTAATTGTAACTTCATTGAGAACAGCAGAACCAGTGGCATCAATACCCTGATCGTTAATGTTACGGTCATCTAGGAAGGGTAGATAATGGTAACGCTTAATAGTCTTACCAAAATGCTTAGGCATAGAAGTAGTATCAGCTAGCTGACCAAAGAACATAGCTTTACGGGCATCAATAAGAGCCTTTTTCTGCCAATAAAAAGGAATAAGCTGTTCGTGAGAACCAGAAGTAGTGGGGGGGTTATTATAAACCATAGCCATAATTATATCTCCAATATATTAATTTAGTTTTATACTAAATCTCTTTCTGAAAGTTTATTAAATTCATCATCAGACATTGATAATAAATCCTTTGCAGTTAGTGAAGATGAACTTTTACTGGTTTTACCCTTAGTAGGTGCAGCTTTACTCTTATCAGGAATTTTTTTAGTAGATTCTGTTCTAATAGGTGTCTCAGGTTGTATCTTGGTCTTCATTCTTTCTTGTTCCATTTTTGAAACAAGGTCGATGTAAGCATTTACATCTGATACATCTCTATATCTACCAAACGTCTTTTCAGCCTCTAGCCTCTTTTGAACTTCATCGAATCTGCCCATCTGGACTTCTTCATGTAAAGCTCTCATTAGTCTTGGGTCTTTAAGAATAGCTTTCTTACTATTATCATCCCAAGTATTATTTAATATTTCCTGAATCCTTGGTAGTGAGTCATGGATATCCATTAAAGTATCATTGAACTCTACATCTTCATCAGAAGCAATATTATTTCTAGGTGAATAAGTATTGTCACCGTCTAGATCAATTTCTAAAGGATCAATCTTATGTTTGATAAGAAGTTGTTTAATGGCTTCTTTATCACCCTTACTGACATCAATAAGGAAGTTTAATTCCTGTTCATCAATCTTAGCATTATCAAGAGACTGTACAACCTTTTTCATAGGAGCCATTAACTGCATCTTCTTAGTGTAGTTAGCTCCCATCTGCATAAGACTGATAATGTCTTCTACAGACTTAGGTGTGATCTCTTTTCCATTTGCTTTAAAAGGCTTAAACACTTGTTCATAAATACTTTTATAATCTACTTCTTGATTGTCAACCTTTGTAGGTTCTTTATCTGTATTTTGATCCTTTAATTTATCATCTACAGCGTCTGATTTTCGTTTGTTTGTGTCTTTAGGAACATTAGTATCAGTTTTAGTTTTCTTATCAGAATTAGTAGCTGTGATAGTTCCTTTACTATCCATTAAAGCTAAGAACTCTTCATCTGACATATCACTAAGTTTATTTTGGGATTCATCAGAATCATTATCTTCACTGTTAGTATCACTATCAATATCAGATTCAACTTCACTATCATCAACACTATCTAAATCATCAGTACCTGTATCTGTATTATCAGTATCGACATTAGTATCTGTGTTCTGATCTAACTCTTCATTATTCAGAGTATCTACATCTTTGTCTTCTAAACTCATTTTATTTACCTTTCAGTCTTATTCACCAAGGGTTACAAGGTTTTCATCAATAGCACCATTAAGATTATCTAAATCTTTCTGAGCCATATTAGCTCTATTCATTACAGCTCTAAGGAACTCAGAGTATCTGCCGATACCCATAAGTCTTTCAACGGTTTCCTCTCTACCACCCTGTTGGGCATTAATAGTATTTTCACCTAAGAGAGCAGTAAGACGAATAGCTTCTGTTTCTAGGTAAGCTCTATTAAGTCTGATAAAGTCAGCATTACGATAAAGTTTCTCAAGAGAATCAGCTACAGCAATAATATCAGTATACATCTTACGAGCTTCATTAGCCTGTTCCACAGTCATCTCAATTGTTTTAGGTCTGTTCATAAAAATTACTCCTTTGGTAATATGTTAATTGTTAAATATAAGAGCCTTGTAATTAAGGTATTAATAAATGTCAACTATTCACTTTCTTTAGGACTAGTATTAATCCTATCTTTAAATGCTGTACCCATTAACTGACTTTCTAATGCTCTTTCTTGTTTTAGACCACTAGATTGCTCTAAGTAGTTAAGATCGACTTCATCTGCCTTACTACCAGAGAGTCTAGCCTTAGCAAGTTCAGCCTGTGTCTTAGCAGCTTTAAGCTGTACATCCACAATATTTTCCTGAGCTTTAGCATTTTCATTATTGATTTGAGCTTTAAGTAATTCAATTTCAAGTCTGTTCTTTTCTTGAACAAAAGGATCAGGCTGAGGTGTATATTCTTGAATCATCTTAGATAAATCAGGTAATTTTCTAAGGTCAGCTATCTTACATAGGATGATCTTAGTAATATCAAAAGGTAGTGTATTACCAGTAGTCTGTAACATAAATGATAATTCACCAGCTTTCTGATTATCCATCTCAGCGGTAGATACTTCTAGAGATAAGTCAAAATTACCAGCTAGAGCACTTCTCTTAATATTTACAAATTCACTATCTGTAATTCTAATGATTTCTTCATCAGCTAGCCAGACAGCATTCATAGATATAATCTTTCTACCTACTTGTTTTATACCTTCTGACAGTCTTCTAAGAATACCTAGTTCTCTTTTTGCAGTAGCATCTAATGCACTTCTAACACCACCAACAGAAGAACCTAAAGCATCACCACTAATACCACCAGTAAAAGCCTTAACACCTGTAAGAGCTTCTGCTTCGTTATTCTGTAGTTGAATAACTTCTAAAGCACTTCTAGGAATCTCAGGTAGTTTACTAGTTACAATAGCATCTTTAGGATTATTAACAGGATTAAACTCATAGTCTAATCCTTTATTGAATTTATCTCTGTTAATAGGATCAAGTAAATCTTTTCTTACACCTCTTTGAGCATTAGCTGATCTACCTATTAAATCTATAGTAGCCCTAGATACTGCACCAATAATATCTTGGTTATCTTTAAGTAAAGACGCATCTGAATCACCATAGATAGTTTCATTATCAGGAGGTAAGTACTGAATAACTACAAAAGGTAACTTCTTATCAGGAAAAGGATTCTCTTCTAATCTAATAATAGTATCACCAACCCATGTAGCTACAATAGGCTTTACAATACCTGAATCGTCTATATCCCAATAGCCCCAATACTCATAAGCAACTAACTTCTTTCTAGGCTTATCTGTAAATCTAAAGCTAGGATCAGATTTGTAATCATTATCATGATAATATGTATCATCAACAGTAGCATAATTCTTTTCTTCAATTTTATCTAAGTTATAGTATCTACCATCTTTCTTTAGTGAAGATAAATCAGTAGTAAACTTATCTATAATGAATTGAGCATTATCAATATCACCTTCACATGAAGGATCAATAATAACATTTCTACTATCTCTAATCTGCACTACAGGTCTATTAATGACTTCTTTTTCTATCTCTACTGATTCAACACCTATCTGAATAGGCTGACCAGATTCAAGTATTTGAATAGATTCTTCTTCACTTATCTGTCCTGCCTGAACCATCTGAGCTAAGACTTCATAGGTTTCTTCTAAAGACTTAGTAAATACTGGTACTTCTTCTATTACAGTATCTTTCTCTGTTTCCCAACCTAGTTTAATAATAACAGTACCTGTATTAACAGCAGTTCTAACTAGCCTGTTAATTAATTTTACTTTAGGAATATCTACTCTAAACTGTTTATTAAGTATTAGTTCATTCTGTCTAGCTGATTCAACATCAGCATGGGTAACAGGACTAACCTTGAACATATCACTAGTAGACAAGAAAGGCTCTTCTAAAGCTGAGTATCTCCATTCACCTTGCTTACGTACAAGCTTAGGTTGAACTTTACTTCTACCTTCCATAATCTTAGCACGTAATTCACCACGTAGAGTAGAGATATACTCATTTACAGTAGATACATGATTATTATGACTAGGAGTAGCTTCTGTTAAGTTATCTTTCAAATCCTTTAGAGTAGGTATATTCTTCCAATCTACCATTTCTCTAATATCATTTTCAGATGGTAAACATTGTATTTTTTCTCTGTCCATTTTAAGTCCTATCTTTCTTCATCATCGTTAAGAAAAGCTTTATCACATCTGTCAACAGTCTTGTCAATAAATCTGCTAGCAAAACTCTGTAAAAGTTTAGGCCAATACTTTACTAAGAAATCGGGCAGACAGAATGCCCCTAATCCACTAACTAGTATACTTAACATTTTTGAAAAAACCGCTTGTTCGACTAGGTATATATATAAAGGGAATGAAACAAATAATCCTATCCCCACAGATAAACAACATCTGCCGAATCTGTTTAAGGGTGTTCTGTCAGGTGAATTTGTAAATGCAAAAAACCCTAGTACTGAACCTATAAATCCCCACACCCCAACAAATATCAGGTCTGGCAGTAATAACTCCATCGTAACCTCAGATTAGGCATACAGCAAATAGGTTACTATAACGAACGATATTAAAGCTGTCACAAAAGCAATTTGTGATAGTTTAGCTGTTCTCTTAGCTTTAGCTATATGTACGCACCTCATACATGAATTGTTTACGCTATTGGGATCATAGAACGGACACATAATTTTTCTATAGCACATACTAATCTCCTTTAGTCTTGTGTTCATCAATTATGATCTCTAATGATTCAACATATTCTAGTATCTTTAAAAGATAAGAAGGACTTGTATCTTCTGTAGTAAACTTAGGTCTTTCAGGTCTTTCTAGATTATAGACAACAGGTATATTAACCTTCACTATTTCTGTTTCTGTTATCACTCTAGGTTTAGCTGAACACCCTAATAGCATCAAACCTAATACTGCTACACTAGTCAGTCTTATTAGAGAAGCCATGTAGAATCCTATTAATTATTTTGAACTGGTTAGCATCAGACGAATCCTTCTCCAATTCCTTTTTTACATTCTGTTCTTGGGATGCTCTGTGTTTAGCAAGTTCCTTTGTTTTAGCCTTTACAGATAGCTTATACTTATCTAGATCGGTTTTAAATCGTTCAAGTTCTGAGTTTAGTATATTTACCGTACTTTTGAAAGTTTCTCTTTCTTTGTTCGTTTTATCCATTAAATAACTATACTCAGTTTCCAATCTAGAGTTCTCCTTAGTTAAGTCCTCTATCTTTGTATATTGAAAGTATGTACCAATACCTAGTATTAATATCACACCTATCAATAAAGAGGGTATTAATCCTTTGAAGTCCATAAATAAATACCTATTTCCAGACTATATTTAACTCAAATGTCTCACCTTTGAGAATATTAAATAAGTGAGCATAAGCATCTTTACTTGAAGTAACAGCTTTCTGTCCTTTTAGTTCTCCAAACCCTAACCCAACTATAATGCACCCTTCTACGTTAGACTGTAAACCTTTCTTAGTATTACCACAATAGTTACCAGTATGAATAAGTACTCCTGATCTATTAGGTACATTCTGTAGTCTATAATATTTACATTTAAATTTAGGAGACATTAGATAGTTACATTCATATGTACCTGCTGGAATACAATCTACACAAGTTTCATTATCTTTATTAGGATCACCACCATCTCTAGGTAATTCTCCTGTATAACAGACAAACTTACCATCTATGTATAACTTACCAAACGTACCTTCATCCGTAGTTTCAAATCTTTCTAATTTAGCTTTCTTCATTGTTCAACTCCAAGAAGTGTTTCAGATTAAGAGAGACAGCTAACCTGTACTTTAGTTTATTAGCTTCTTCATCAGACATATAAGTTGTATTATCTAATACAATCCAACTTCTATTCTTATAGCAATTGTTACCAATTACTTTACCACCTTCATCTGCTGTTAATCCTCTACAAATACCCGGTAAATATGTACGACCTTTGAATAAAGCTCTTAGGCCGTACATATTAACCGACTGTCCTATGTGAGAAATTATGTCTTTAATAGTTGTAATAACACCTAGACCGAATATACCATTACTTTGTGTAAATAAACAATCCTCAGCATAAATCTCTGCTCCTAGATGTGACCATGCTCCAAATGCTCTTTCATCAAACCTTTTACCAAAGTTATGAATCCAACATCTTTTCATAATCACTCTAACACCATCTTGTGCTTCTGGACACCTTCTACCACATTCCCATAGGATACTATCTTCTATTAACCATCTACCTTCTACTAAATCCATTAAAGGGTAATCTCCATTACCTGCTAACAGTGCTTTCTTAGCTCCTATAATTAGACATCTTCTAATTATTACTTTAGCACCATTAACACCTGATATAGCTTCATCCTGTTCATCTAAGGATAGACCTCTGAAATCAATTACACAATCTTCAATAAGAGTAGTTGTTTCAGGGCCATAAGCTGTAATAGCATCATCACCTTCATCATCAGCAGATATAAAGTAAGTTTTGTTAATGTGTCTAGTATCCATGTTTTATTTCCTATACTGGTTTAATAGGCCAAGGAGTTAATTCTCCTCCACCATCCCACGGTGCGCCGGGTTGTGCGGGAATATCACGCAGGGCCTGAATGTAGGTCAGTAGCGCGGTGTATTGCTCCGGTGTGAGCGTAATGCTACCGTCAGCGCTTACACTTACCGAAAGAAAATTTACTCATTACCTAACCCCAGCTGTTACTATACTTCCAACTTCTTGGATGCTTAATGCTAATGCCTCTTTCAATTCTGCTAACTGTATTAGTTTAACTGTATTATCAGCTAGCTTCCAATACTCTTCAGTTCTCCCAATAACATCAGCTGAAATAATAGCACTAGTCATGTTATTTCTAGCAGTTTCGTTACCATCAAAAGTATTACCATTTTGAGTAGTAACTACAATTGTTCGTAACTTGTACTCTTTTTCAGTCTTAAGTAGTACTTCATCTGATACAGGATGAGGGAACTTAAATTGTATGTACTCAAACATTGATACACCATTACTATTTTCGTCACTATAACTAATATCCTTAATATCTAAATTAAGATATATTTTGTCTCCCATTACCTGAACTTTATCAGGTCTTTCATTACTTTGTACTTTCATTAATTGTCTTCTTATATTTTTTAAGTAAGTTATATCCATTACAATGGATTAACCAGCCATAGTAGCTTGGGTAAGATTCAGCGGATACAGATACCAACATCCTTCTTTTTATGCTCTCTCTTAATAGGGTGTACTTCATATAAAACACATAGCCTACAAAGTCTACTCCTCTGCTCGCTACCTCAAACAGTTGCTCATTACTTTTTACTTCTAGTCTAAGCTTAGAAAGTTCACACTTAATTGGTTCTATGTAACTTACTAGCTCATCTTTGCTCTCACTTATCAATACTATATCATCGCAGTATCTAAAGTAATACTTACATCTTAAAACCTCTTTTACGTAGTGGTCGAAGTATGTTAGATACAAATTACCTAAGAACTGACTCAAGTAGTTTCCGATAGGCACTCCTTCCGTACTGTCTATGATATCATCCAATAACCATAAAGTATCTTTACACTTTATCTTTCTTCTGACTATACTCTTCATTATACCATTGTTTATAGATGGGTAGAATTTACTGATATCTATTTTATAACAATATAAGAACTCAGCATTACTTTTGGTAATCTTTTCTACGTCACGTTTACATTTGTGTATACCTCTACCCTTAATGCTTTGGTATGTATGAGTTATAAACGTCTTTTTCCATATAGGCTCTAATACCTGTATTATAGCATGATGTATTATCCTATCTGGAAAGTAAGGCAATACAAAGATTTCTCTTACCTTACCTCTATCATTCTTCGTCTTTACTTTATATTCACTTGTAGTAAACGTTTTATTGACTAGCATATCCTGTATCATTTTACAGTACTTATCAACATCTTTATCTACTTCTATAACTTCTTCATATTTCTTTTTACCTCTACTAGCATTCTTATGAGCTAGTCTTAAATTATCCATTGATACTATGTCATCAAATAAATATGAGTATCTCTTCATTCATTAAACTTTGTCTGTCTGATTATCTCTGAGTCTTCGCATATTTCTACCTACCAACACATTATGAGATTTGTTATTTTGTTCCACTACATTAGTGAGGCAATTACTCTTTGACATTTTTTTATAATCAGCTAACCTAGCGTCAATATTCACATTCACATTAGAAGTGGTATTATTCACATTCAAGTAGAACGTACCATCTAGAGTACCATTATTCGTATTACCACTGAATAAAGTAATTGCCTGCTCAGTTTAACGTCTTGAGTCAGGACGAATTTATATTACCGAGACAACCCAGCGCCAAAAACCACATACACATCAGAAGCGGCATAATTCACATACAAGCAGAACGCACCATCCAGAGCACCATTACTCGCATCACCACCGAACAAAGCAATTCTATTTCCTGTATTTGAC